CCACACACCATTTCCTTTCAAGACCAAACCCATATTAAAACCTGGACCTATACTTTGCCACAGATGACCAGCACTTGAACTTGTGTTCGTATATGTTGGGGGACGCTATGCTATTCAAGAGAGTGTTGTAGTTGTTGATCACTTCTTCGCTGGACATGGAATACTTGTGACCCACGGCAACAACCATTTGGTTGAAGTCGTACCAAGCAGTAGGCTTTATTGGCAAATCGTTGTCAGTTACGAATTGGGCCACATCTGTTGTGAGCCCTAGTGACATCAAGTAACTCAAGCTTCTGGTTATCATGTTGATATGATTAGGATCAGACTCTCCATTTGTAACTTCAAATCTGTGCTTCATTCTCACTACATCTGGCCCTATCTCCGCCCTCCCATGGCCGACTGGGTAAATGATCATACCACAATAACTCGCATAATTGTTCCTCAGTCCGTTCTTGGAAGACATGTTGAAACTGGTAGCTATGAATTGTTTCAAACCACTTGTCTCGGGTCGATCGGAGAACATGCCGCAACTGTCATCTCCAAGCATCACCAACATCCTCAAGCTATGCCGGTTCAATTTGTAAAATCTCGCATGGACTTGTAGGTTAGTTATGAAATTACCCAGAGCTGTAGTCGCTTGACCCGTCAGTCTCATACTTTCACCTGTACCTCTATAGAGGTTGGACTTAAACCTCCAAGTCTGGTGCATGGAGGCCCAACTCAACAAGGCTGCGGGGTGTACCCCTAGTAACTTGTACATCTCCATTTCAACCTCGATGATGTGTTTATCCGTTTGTCTATCCTGTTTGGCCAGATCGTTCTCGAAAAACCAACGCACTTCTGTTTTGGATCGGATCACTGCGTTGATTTGAGATGGGGTGAGTCCATCTGTGTAGAGTACATTGTCTCTCAAGATTGATTTTAGTCTATCCTTGGCTTGTTTAAAAATATTGGAGTACAATGCACACACTGCCTTTCTCTGCCAGACTATAATTCTAGCTTGCTGCTGCCTCCAGTTGCCAATGGGTTCGTCCTTCAGAAGAGACTCCATTTTTAAGTGAATGTTGACGTCACTCAGAGGTCTATTCAAAATTTCCTCTGACAGCAGTTTTATAGTGTTCTTGAGCACTAAGGGTGCTGATTTGCTTTGCTTTATCCAGGATTTGACGTCTACTGCTGTGAACGTCAACGGCGACTTTTGAAACTCCTTGAACGCTGAGTCCACAGTGGGTAGTAGGTATGCTTCTTTTATGTCGTTTATAACTTCAGTGACAGATGGAGTGGCTGTTACAGTTCTTATATCAAGAACTGATTTTAGCCTGCCAACTATGCTTCTCCCCTCCTCAAAAGTCACCGTTGTAAATACAGGTCTAGACCTCACAGGGTATTTGGTCATGCAATACTTTATCACTTCTTTGACTTGCTCCGGATGCTCCTTGCACCTTATATAGCTGTGGTTGAAAGGTGCATATATTGCGAGCCAGTCGGTCAAATCTTTGTCCTCCCACATGTCTATCGTTTCTGCTGCCACCCACTCTGGTACTACCTCCAACGTGCTTCCCGTCACTGTGGGGTGTTCTATGTCTGTGGTGCAGGAAAATAACTTGTTTAGATGCCCTTCCAGGTCCCGTAAGTATGGGGTATCAGAGGTCAGGGTTTCACCCGTCAAATTGCAGTGTTCCAATGCAGTTACATCCTTAAGTTTCTCCAAATCTTGTTCGCTGAGTTCCTCCGCGCTAACAGTGGTGGCCTCCATAACTTTCAAGCCCCACTTGTTACTTGGCAGGACATCACTACCTAAATCCAAGTTGTAGTCCTGCGGTTCTAGAATTTCCAGTTGATCGTACTCCGGACCCTTGTGCAGCACTGGCTGGTTCATCTGAAGAGCCCCACCCACCATGGGGACCCCGCATCTGCAAGGTAAGAGGACATGTTCAAACACGGTTGCCATGCCTTCTCCTTGTTTCATTATTTTCATGGTGGGGCTGAATTCTATATGTTTTTCCCCTATCATTGCTTTAAATGGCCCTGGCAACCATTCTAATTTTGAGGTATCCCCGCCGCACTTCTGGGCTAGCCATTGCAAATCTCCAGGGGAAGCGTTTTCTATGAACCAAGTGCTCGGGGATTTTGAACCGATCTCTTTAGTTTTCAAAACCAGCCGGTTACCCACCACAGTCGTCACTGCCTGGTAGTGCACCGGCTGGGAGTTCGGAGTGTTGTCCACGACCACAAAGTTTTTGCCGTGCAGTGACACCTTCCCAGGGTTTTGGGCCTTAGCCATTTCGTAGATCCAATATGTGCAGCGGTCTTCTGAGCAGGGGTAAACAGTCACCGGTCTCATTATGTAACCATGTGTGTTGATGTGGTTGGTCCGTACCTGCAACAACTCAGTGATCCAGGTTTTGGTAACAGGTTTGCCGGCCCACTTCACTCTCGACACATTGTGCTTGATGCTCTCCATCACCCATGGCTCTTCCGACTCTGGAATGAGGTCGGTCACTATTAGGTTAGCTTGGTTCTGCACCCTTGTCAGAGTGGGGTAAGAACTTTCCTGGTCGATCAACGTTTTCAGTCTGCTACTTGTGGAATCGTTTACAGAGTATGTAGGTAAGCCGGCATCCCACTCTACCTTTGCTTCTTTTGCCATGTCTCCTAATGACAACCGCCTGGGGTTGATAGGTGACCTATTAGGTGCATTGGTAACGGGTTTGGTGGGGGGGGAGGGTGGTGACTTATGCTCTTTACTAACCACATCTTGGGGTTCTTGTTTTGCAGTGGGGTCAGTCGAGTTGTTGACCAACACTACATCGTAGCTGCCCAGGTACACTCCTACCCCATACTTGGTTTTTACAGCCAGATAATACAGATTAGAATCAGAACTTTTCCACCAAGAGTCAATGGGTTCTATGTCTTCATCTATTGCCCAAATAGGGGCGAGGTTGTTCAGTAGACCATGGTCCAGCCAAGTGTCCATTGCAGAGCTGTGCATCATTCTCAGCATTTTTTCTGACTGTAGACCTAAATCTGGTTCATCCTCGTACCCCTTCTTGTTACCTAGGTCATCCAGTCCCATTACCATAGCTGCCACCTGGTCGTTGAGAGGATTGACGTAGTAGCAGGTAGTACCTTCCCTTTCAGTCTTGCTGTCGTACAAGCTATTCATAGCGAAGAACCACTTGGCTAAATTAGTGGTGGTGAATTCAATGGATTTCATTAAGCAACCATTGTGGTAACACACTCGGTCTTGGGGTTCGTTGAATGTATCGTGCATATCTTGCAAAACTTCCTGAGTGACTGGTTCCCCCAGCCACCGCAGCTCTGTGGCTGACTCTAGGAATTTCTTCTCATTGCCCCAGTGATGCTCTCTGTTATCGTACTCTCTAATCAGCAAACAGTTGATGCTTTTAGCCGTAGCAGCCAATACATTTGTGTGACCTAGTGCTCGATGAACATTGCAATAAGACCTAGTCTTCTCATTTAAGCAAACCAAATCTGGAGATGTTTTACTTAACAATTTCCGCACGCTCTTCTTTAATCTGATGCTAGTGTGCATCTTCTCCAAGATGAGTGATCTGGAATTAACGTGGGCTTCAGTTAGCAGATGGGTGCAGCCTTCTGACTGGATCACTAGTGCCAGGCTGTTCTGCTCACCCAAAACTTTGATGATTTCTAAATTGATTAACGATCTCTGTTCTGGTAGAACCAGACTCTTGGGTCCTTGGTGGCATTCCACCACCAACCAACTCTCCCTTGTTCTCTTGTGGAGGTGGGATAGGTTGACCCCTACTACTCTTGCCTTCAAATCATTGTAAGTCCTCTTATTTATCAATTGACTCCAAAGTTGGTAGTTAGACAACTGGTGCAAGAGCGTGTCCATGTTGTCGCTGAAATTACCCTCCAACTCGTAGTCTCCAAACTGACTCAAATTCGGTAAGTCCCTCGTGATCTGAGATTCCTGGAGTTCCAGACCCATGTATTTGACTGAGGGAACAGTCGCATGATCCATGAATTGTCCCTCTTGCACTTCTAGAATAACTGTGGGCCAGGTATGGCAACCTTTATATGCCACAACATGTCTTTGTGGGTTAGTCAACAGCAATAAGTTATGACTCATAGACAACAAACCTTCTATCAATTGCTTTCTGGTTACGCTTTCTCCTGCTAAACATGCACCTTGGTTGGACGGTCTCAACTCTACCTGTTGCATCAATGATGGCCAACTATGGGTCAAGCATTTGCCGACACAAAACCCATTAACATTTGGGTTGTACAGGGTCCCCATATGCTGCAATTTCACGAAACTGACCCCTATCGGCACCTCCGCTAAAGGGTTGTCTGTGGAGGGCTTTGTTTTTCTTTTTGGGAACTTTAACTCTCTTGTGACCACTTCCGTTGGGGTACTAAAGGTGTCTACCAAAATTCTTCTGAGTAGGTCCTTGTCCTGAACAAAATTTAATTTCTCCACATTGCTCTTTATCTTCACATAAGAGAGGTCCAATCTGATCAAGGACTCCTCGATTTCCAACTCAGTGAATTCCTTGTAGAGAGAGCAACCTAACTCAGATTTGTTAACTGCACTGGCCCAAATGTATTGGTCTCCAAACTGAGGCATTACTACAACCGGCAGTCCATTCTTTAACGCGGCGTGCACCGTCCCGCTGCCACCGTGGCAAACCAGTAAATGGGTCAAGGGAGCAACCTTTGAGTAGTCGAGGGCCGTTGCTATCAAATAGTCTTGGGGTTCCGAGTCCAGTTGACTTTCACACAACTTTGCCATCTGAGTTGGATCGAACTTGTATGAGTTTATGATTAAGCTCCAACCTAACTTTATCAGGTACTTTGCTGCCCTTAAGAGCGTTAGGGCAGTTTCTGGAGTCGTGATCGACCCCATTGTGAGTATTGCCTTCCTCTTTTTGTCGCGGTTAATGAAGTTCATTAACTCGACAGGAGTAGTGACCCTGAGTGAGTTCAACTCATGACCAACGTAGTGACAGGTATCTTTTATGGTGTAAGTCAAACCCTCCAGTACACACGGCTCGAATGTACATATAACTCCTCGATAGTCTGTCTTCTTAGTTTCCAGACTTTTGTCCCTAAGAGTTCTGGCGTTCTTCAAGTCTATATTGGTTAAGTGGGCGTTCTTCAGGGCATGCCCCACTTCTCCGAATATTATGTCCATATTTGAAAACAACTCTTTGCCGTCATCTAAAATGGGTACCATTGGGAATGGCATGAACACCCAGGTGGGGCAAGAGTATTTTTGCATTAATTGTAATTTCATGGGGGTTATCTCGGATGTGAGTAAACCAACTACGTTGTGCAGGTCCAATTCTAATATTGACAGCACACCTTTGGACAAGTCTTTGTAATGTCTGGTGCCGGATTCAACGTTTTTCAAGGGATTGTTCAAAATTCTATTTGCTTGTTCAGTTAGGTGTTTAGAATTAGTAGGCATAGGAATAATGTGGTCCGCCCCTATTTGATTTCCTAAGTCATAATGGGTGCAAAGAATTACTTCCAGACCCATCTGTTTTAGTATTGGTACTGCCGGTGTATACGGCATGATGTCCCCTGTAGATCCGATAGTGACTATGAGAATTTTAGATTTTGGAGCATCATTGATTCTCTTTACCAGGGGGATTAAGTTCAAGTGCAATGGTATATGTGTGTGCAACCTGGTAGTGCCTTCAAGCATATTCCAGTGTGCCATCGCGTTGGATTCAGATGCTAGTTTGAGCCCTGAGGCCTCGTAAAGTTCAAGGTTATTGGACATGACTTCCTCGAGGGACTCATATGTTTTTTCGTTCATCCGGTTCACTTTGTAGTTGGACGCCACCACCTCTTGTACGGTTAGGTCTAGTAAACACTTGGTAACCTCTGCTAACGTCCTATTAGTCAGTGTGTCTGTGAACGCTTCTGTACTCTCCTTACTTTCAAATGCTAATATGGACTTAGCGTGCTTTGTGATAAACAGGCTCAAAAACATGGTGATTTTAAATGAATTGACTAGTGACCTATTAATATCCTTAGACACTGCCTTAACTGCCTTGGAAGGGAACTGGTCAACCATCAGTTGGATCAATTCGGACTCGTCTGATGGCAAAACAACACTGAGATCGTCCAGAGCTAACTTTAACACTGAGTTGGCTTGTTTCCCAAACATTAGAGCGCAATCAACTATCGTGCTGCCGGACTTTCCTTTGGTCCCAGATACCGCTAGGGAGTATGGTGAGGCCTCAAACCAACTCCATTCCTTGATCAAATCTCCCGTGATGACCACGCTGGGGTTGAACCAGATGCCTCCATACTCATCTAACACAGACAACTTAACCCACTCAGAAAACTCTACCGGGTGTAACTCTGTGTCTCCCATTTGTGGCCAGCGATCTGCGGGTAGACCATGGTGTAGAATTACTCTCATACCCTTATTGACCCAAGATAGTATGCATTCTATTGCCACTACGTTTAAGTCTTCGTAATTCCAAAATGTGTGTGCATATGGCCCTGTTTCTGGACCTCTTAAGTGCACCGAGTACTCCGTGGTTTTGTAAACCATAGAGCCTATACTACCCCTCATCTTTTCGAAGGGTCCTAAATCAACCGTATCTGGGAAATTGGACTCCTGTAGCAGTGGTTGGGAGGCACTGAAAGCTACTTCCAGGGGTTCTTTGGCCACTTTAGGTTGTGCGGGGGGTTCCCTCTCCATTTGTGAGTATTCAAGTAACGTTCCCAAATTCATGGTTAACTTCACTTTAGCCTCACCAACCAGGGATTGTATTTCTTGAATTTGGGAGAGGATCGAACCGCTGACGAGTGCTGTCTTTAGTTCTTTGCTATTCAGAATAGCAGCCACTGTGTCTAAGTGCTCATTAACGAGTCCAAACAGAGAATCTGAGGCACTCAATAGCAACTTGGTGAGCACTGAACTATCACTAAGTTTCAACAAGGCCCTCATAAACATTAAGTACTTATCTGAAGAGTTGTGGTGGAAGTAGTGAGCCACATAAGCGGTGTCCAAGAGTGCGGACACGTCTATGTCCGAGTAGTCTTCTATGTAGGTGTCTGTGATAGTGAAAGTTGAGCCTTGCACCCTAACGAAGTTCAAAGCGCTTTCCAATGAGTCATCACCAGTCATGAGCCTCATCCTGGTGAGGTCAAACAATCGGGAATTGACTGTGAACTTCCTCAAGACCCACAATTTCTTGGTTTTTGCCAAGACGTCCAGTTCCAAGGTGAACCAAGGTAAATTCACGGTTATTTCGTTAGACCTTTTAAATTGCGAGTTGACGTGTTTGTAGATGATGTCTGGTCTTACTTGAACCGTCAGGTGGATCAGTTTATGTTCCATCACTGTGGTTATTACCTTCACCACCACGTGCCTGTTGTCATCGAGTGGCCACAATCTACCTTGACGGATATGCTGGGGTAACCACGTTCTAACTCCTCTAGTGTAGTTGTCTCCTTTGTAATGTATGATGCCTTTGCTGATCATTTGGAAGAAGTTGTTGGGTCCGGCATCCAAGTTTGGTATCCATCCCATGATCTTTGTGACGCCACCGTCCAACTTAACTCTCAAGTCTTCTCGGGTCCAGTTGCTCAGGTTGATCCCCAACATGAGGTGACCCTCGAAGAATTCTTCTTCGTTAGTAATCAAGTTGTGATTCACTGTTTTTCTGGGTTGGCTGTAGTACTCATCTATCAAGGTCTTAGTGTAATTCATCGACTCCATCCACCTAGGTTTGTAATGCCTGTGATTGGCTGGTTTAACTAGTGTGATGTGGTACTTCCGCTGGTGTCCCGGGATGTGGGACATGGATCCGGCATAACCTATCTGAAAGCCTGGTTGCACCTCGCCACAACTGAGAACCATTATGTTCTCCAGAACCTCCTCCACCCCACTACCTGAAACTGGTGCTCCTGTGACATTAACTGCTAGACTGGGATATTCTGTTTGTAGTAAACCTCTGAACATGTCCCTGGTTTTATGACTCACCCACAAACTCTTTCCTTTTTGACTCACTTCCGCTAATTTTTCCCAGACTAACTGTTCCTTCAACATCTGACCTGTCTGCGTGTTCAAGTCCAAGTGTTTTGATAGTGGTAGCAGGGTACCTTCCACTTCCTCCACTCCCTTCAGGGTTTGGTCCATTAAACTAATGGTTTCTAGTATGTGGTTTGATATGTTCTCCTCTTTGATGTCCCACTCGAACAGCAACCCATCCACCCCAAATAGCTGCCACTTATTTGAAATCCAGCCCTTGTATTTACAAAGTGTGATTTTGTGGCTCATCACAGTTTGCCAGTCAAAGGGGTTTAGTTTGAGTTGATTAACTCTAGCTACCCTGGCTAAGAATTGTTTGGACAGTATGTTTTGTCTGGCACAATAATCTTGGTTCGTTATTAGACAGAATATCAAATTTGGTAACCAAGACAACCTTTCCATCGATAGCTTCCAGGTCAAATCTGTACTGCTACTGAGGAAGTCCAGCCAATTACCAAATTTTATCCCGGCATCCCCGCCTTCAGGAAATCCGAACCAATCCATGAATCGCTGCAACATTGTGTTAGTTGGACCCACCACTGAAACTCTCCGCTTCATCAGATCTTTCATTTGACTACCAATCTGCAATGTAGAATCACCCACTGTGATCAGCAAACCACACATGAGAGGACAACCTGCCCTCTTTTTTACCTTCACTAAAGTTTTTTCCATGTGAAACTCAAAAGTACTGTCATTGTTACTCACCAGGTCAGCAATTAACGAGAGGGCTCTGATTTTTATGGCCGCGGCCACGGAGACGTAACACTTTTTCCCCACGTCCCCATAGGAAGGGATTGGGGTCTCTACGTCTAAATTGTTCATAACGGTATTTTCTACACCAGGGAGAGTCGAGTTCACGTGTACTGTGCCGCCAGTGTTGGTTATGTTGGCCACGACTACTCCCAACTTCTTGCATGTCATGATGGTGGATGCACCTGCCCTCGACATAGTGATGCTACATCCATTCTGGAACAAGTCCATTTCATTGACTTTACTCATGGTCTCATCACTCATCAGGTGCATAGTTCTAAGAGTTAGTTTAGTACCTTCACCCATAGCACCCCCATAGGCGTTGAGGAAATCCTTTAGGTTGGCCACCTCTTTTTTGTGGTAACCCATGGCCACGATCTGGATATTTGACTTGCCTCTGAAGCAGGCTGAGTTGAGGTAATCTGGCTCACCGTTTAAACCCCAATTACCGTATTCTGGTCTCAATAACACTAGAACGCAATCCACTTCTTTTCCTTGAAAAGAGTGAGTTTTCTCAATCTCAGGTTGGTTTTTACCGTACAATGGTTTTACTACACTTGCTAACTCACTTTGTTTCCATTTTTCGCTTAGTAAGTTTTTGTTACTGCCATATGGAGTGACAATAGCCTGGGGTTTGTGGCAAACTATGACTTTGGTCAACCCAACCCAGTCATTCAACCCCAAGTTAGTGATGCCAAAGGCGGTAGCATGACTGGCTTCCGTTTTTAACCCTGGTTCCAACACAACTAGTTCTCTAGCAGCCGGTAACCCTATTCTTCGGGTTTGTAACCACTTTTCTACCCTGTTTTTTTTGCATAGGTCAAGTAGATTATCCACTGACCTTACCCCTGGGGTGTTACTCATATCTTTTCTCTTAATCTGACTAGTGGCTCCAAATAACTTGATTTCTTGCCATTCGTGGGATAGGAGTCTTAAGCAGTCAGTGTAGTCTATCAAAGTGGCTTCGTCACAAATTAAACGCTTATATTTGGTTAAGTCCAAAAAGTTGGTTTTTTCTACTGAAAAAACATCAACTCCGGCTAACACCTTAGACTTCAGTACGGCCACAGCGTTGCTAGTTTGTGCCACAACCAAATCTCCGGGAATGGCCAATTCGGATATTCTGGTAGATTTTCCACTACCTCCAACGCCCACAACCCCATCTATGCGTTCTCGAATGGCTTGTATGTCCGGGTGCTTGACTATGCTCATTAGGCCGATTAACTTGATTAGGGCACTACCAGAGCTAATTTTGGGTACTAACATCTCTGCTTTGGTGTAAGTTTTGACGCTGATGTCTAGGGTCACCCACTTTGCACTCACATCTGTGACTAGCACCCTCAAGAACCGCGAGTCCACGACCATGTATAAGTAATCGAACCTCTTTATCTTCAGTGTCTCCAATTCTTCTTTGCTTAACCTGGAGAATCTTTCAAAAGGTTGCAATGTAACTAATTTGTTAGTTACCAACTTATTTTTTATGTTCTTTTTGTCATGGTAGTTCTTGACCTCTATTATTTGCCTGACACATTCTAATTTCAGATGTTTTGCTAATTCCACCGTGCTATTTGGGAATTCTGTCGGCTTGTTGTAATTCTCCCGATATAATGCGCTACTTTTTGCTTCCACTTGGTCCATTTCCAACAGTTTGAGAATTGACTGGTCTGATTCCGAGCAAGTGAGTCGGAACTTGCCGTTTTGGGGAAGATTAACCGGGCTGTTCTGAAACACGGTGGAATCTTCACTTTTGACTAGGGTGGGCCAAGTTTTGTCCGTCAAACTAAGCTCTCCCAACATCAAATCATTTAGAGTGTACTCTACAATTAATAATTCTTCCTTCGTCATATCGTCAGCTAAGCTGAGTTGATCATCCTTCTTTCCCATGGCCGCTAACAATTGCAGTCTGTACTGTCTTTCCTCAAACCAGTTGTAGGCCAAGTACATGCTGTCCTCCTTGATCATTTTTATCCTCCCTGTCATCCAATGACCTTCAGAGTCATCTACTCCAGGTATTAAAATCATAATGTGATAAACGTCGCTATTAAGGTTGACTCTGAAGAAATAGCTCTGATTGGGTGACACAATGCAAAGATTTAAATTCTCGAAAGTTGCTATTTCCTGGAGGTTAAAGCTGGTGAAATTGTCAGTGTTGCCAACTAACTCCCGGTACTGTTCTAACCCTAGTCTGGTACCGGTAGTCTTTTTGTACGCATCATAACCACATGAATTCACATCTGAGTTTGGTGAGTCTTCAGTCATTACTATTTCATAGTCATGTTGTTGCAACCAAGTGGTCCCCATCAACAAGTGTGGTTTTATATAGGTGAATTCTGTGTTTCCACGGTTGAGGGCCGTCTCAAATGCCATCCTGTCTGCCACGTGCTGCAGGTAGTGGAAACCCAGCTTGTTACTTAGGTGCGATGTGAATTTAGCGAAGTCCACGTCAGCTTGGTCTCTGACTGATTGTAAGTCATTTAACAGATTATTTTTGGTTTTCCAATTGCCCCTGTTAACTGACTCCCATTCTAGTTGCTCGTTTTGTTGAGTGCTACGCTTAGGTATGGTAGCCATTGAATCTAAATTTTTTAAACCTGGATCTTTTGGTTGGCCCTCAGCATTGTCAGAGAAGTTCACCTTTGGTGACGATTTTACTGGGGCCATCTCTCTAGGTATCCGCTGGTTGGTCCCAAGTTCCCTGATTAATTCAGCTACTTTTTCTTTCCGAAACGTTTTTCTGTTTTCTTTGAGTTTCAGGTCCAACAAGCCTGGTACAAGCAGATAATACCAACTCAACCTTAGCTTCTTTAACTTCGGGACTGCAACATACGCAAAGTCCTTGGGTGCCCGAAGCTTGGGTTGTACCACAACAAGTGCACAATTCCTCTTCCGTCACTTCATGTGTGCACCAGGCGCGGTGGTGATGGCAGTCGGGTGGTTGTGATGCAACTTTAAAAGAGCTCAAATTTCTCAAATTCAACTCTTGTAACTGACTTGAGTCTACTTTGCTGACTACCCTTAACAAACCATCCCACTGGTTCAACATCTCTGTATTCAAAAAGAAGCTCAACAGATCGGCCTGTTGAATTAATTTAGCCATCGTGGAATCATCCAACCCCAACATGCACTGGACGCAATCTACAAAGCCGGTGATTAAGGATTTTAATCCCACTTCGTTGAACTTTACCAATAAACTGGCAGCCGGCCCTGACCAGTCCAACAGTTTTTGGAACCTGTTACTCCAGTTCAGTTGGCTGTGTTTCAGGCCCATTGTAACTCTTGACAGTATCACGTGCAAGTCTATTTGATCCGGTGTCAAAGAGAAGAATCTAACTGTCCTACCTTTAACTATATGTCTAGTCATGGCAGTGCCAACCGCATACTGCCTCAGGGTCTCATGACTCAGAGTCCCTGTCAAGTTTCGCAAGCAAAGTAAATTAAACAACTTCTGATTAAACTCGAATTTAGTAGGAGCTACGTCGGAACCAACCCATGTGTCCCACAGTTGTATAACGCTGGGTACTTTGAGTTCCATTGCGCAACTGTCCACCAGTTTTTGAGTAGCCCTGTGAACCGACTCGTTGAACCCAAACGGGCCCAACACGCACTTGATTTCGAAGTAATTAGTTTTCTTTAATAATACATTCACGTAACTCCCCTCTGGTGTGGTAATCACGTCGTAATTACTTAAGACCTCGGATAACTTCGAATCTGTAATGATTGGGTCAACGTTATCCCCCACGAAAATCTCAGTCGTTTGGGGCCCCACGTGGAAACGACCCGAACCGTCAGGCCAATGAGCCTTCCCGTTAACTACTTGCTTCTTTGGGTGTATGTAGTAAACTCCGTTCTGTTTCGAGGCTAGATTGAGTAAGTCCTCACATTCCATCCAATGTCCAGCCATGCCCAGCACTCTTATGGGTCTGGTTAATTCTGAGTCATATATACTGCTGGAAGCTGTTAGTAGTTGTGAACTGTGGTTATTTACGTTCTTCTCTTCTGGGCCTATGTTACCCAGAACGATGAATTCAGCATCCTTAGGGTATTTTGAGTAAATCCAACTCAGAGCACACTGGTGCTCAGCCACTATCATAGGGTGGGAGCTGATCAATCCGGGGTCCTTGGACAGTAACTGATTTGGAAAAGCTCTCCTGAGTGCTACTTCTTCATCTTTAGTGACATCAACCCCCACCTTTACAACTCGTTTGATTCTGTGCGTTAGGTACTGTTTGGTGACATCTAGGTCATGAGTTTTTAGTTCGTCTTGAATTTCAGGTTTTAAGTCTGCGTAGACATCCCCAAAACCCATCTTTAATAGTTCCTCTATTTGACCTCTTAGTTTAGTGAACAAACAATTGCACATTGACAACGTGTTTTTTGTGGAACTCAACTCATAGTTCACGGTATCGTTCAAATGACCTCCACAAAGACCACAAACCCAATTGTCATCTTGGTCCCAACACCGGTCGTCATAATATTTGTCGGCCATCTTGAGTACCTGGTTCCAGGGTTTACACTCTAAAGCGGTTCCCATACTAGCTGGTTTTTTTACTGGGTGACCATCAATACTGTTGAGGACATTGATAGCATTACAGTAACTGCAAATCTTCACAGGGGCGTTTCTGCTGGGTTCGGTGTGTATCAAACTCAAGTGCAGGCTCTCAGATACCCTGCTAAATTTGTACGGTCTGTTATTGCTCGCTGATTTGATCATGTTAATTAACCCTCCTTCCTTCTCCACTAGTTGCAGCAATTTGTCCATTAACCGTTCCCCAAACTTACCTGTTGGTGTGTAGAACTCTGGACTCAATTCTTCCCTGAGTCTAGTTGGATCTCCACTAAATATATACTGCACTTTTGATTCAAGGCTTAGAGGTTGGGGTGTGGAGTGCGACAAAGTGAATAACTCATTCGGTTTCTTTGCCCACTCCTGGTCGTGTAGATCAGTCTTCAAAGTACCTGAGGAGTATTTGTGGAATATCTTCAGTATTTCTTTAACATTGACACGTTTTTTATCCAGACAGCCTTTCATACCCATCAAGTCCTCCTTGACTGCTTGCATGTCTAACCTGCGCGCCTTCACACTGGCGTAGTACCCGTTTTCCATCCTCCACTCTGGACATCTTCTACGAATTGAACCCCATGTCCCAACGGGTACATTGGAGTTGCGATTGATAGTGAAGTTGTCATGTTTCACAAACCACCCCCTCCTACTTGCGTTACTGCAAATGTTGGGTCGGTGATTCCACAAGTCTTCAATGTTTTTCACTTCTAGATCTCTTTTACGAGATCGTAGTAAGTTTTTCTTGAAGGAAAGGTGTGTATGAGTTTTACGCTGTGTCTGCAATGGAAGGCACTGGGATG